CTGAAGGGACAAAGTTTTGTTAATATACCCGTGTAGTAAGGGTGATAAGTACTGAATAAAACCAAAAACTAAAAATTTACTTAGACCTAATACTTATCAATATAGAGTAAATTTTTATTTAAACCTAAAATTTATGGAAGTAAGTTTAATAATGGAGTAATAAATTTAAAACTTAAAACTAACTTAGAATTAATACTTAGAATAACTAGTAAAAGAAAGTCAGGGAATTAAGTGCGGTCAACATTCACCAAAGGAGGAACGCCAACCAAATACATCAGGGAAAAATCATCACCAGCCGCACGATAAAATTGTGCATTTGTCAATTCAGTGGAAGCAGAAGCAGTAAAACCACCAAGTGCACGCGAAGACATTGTTACAATAGCTGGTGGTATGTGGCCTTTCAAAACGTTAGAGATTTCAACCGGGCGTTCTGCATTCGTGTAAAGTGTCGCAGGAGAAATATGTGAAACATTATAATATGGAACTTCAAATTCAACTAAACCCTCGATGTTCGATGCTACTGCGATATTTGAATTGCCCATATTTACCATTGGATTTGTCAGTGCTGTTGTTACTTGCACAGGGACTCCTCCAGCAGTAAACCGGGCAACCAGTGAATTAAAAGTATCTTGCAAACTATTAATTAAACCAATGTTCCAAATATTGCTTGAGGCTCTTGGAGTACTTGTGGGGGCTTCACTGCCGTCCGAATTGAAAGCAGCAGCCTTTACACGCATAGATCCACGCCAAAAAGCATATAAGAAATAGTAGTATTCTAATTGTGTTATTGTTTTACTAGAAGTTACGTCTGCAACAGGTTCTTGAAATGAAAATGGTGCTATTACTATTGCAGGGTTGAGATCTGATAAAGTTAAATTGAAGAAAGAGCCAAACCTCTTAATCAGCTGACGAATAGACATAATTTTCTCACCAATGCAATGGGCTTCAGGTGACCAGTTGGAATCAATCTTGTGTGTATCTATTGACATAGGATGCACGCCATGCTGAGCTAAATTTCGTGGTATAGCTTCATCTTCACCCATAACTTGCGCAAAAATTCTATCAACTTCATCTACATCCCGCTTACCTCGCGGCGCTGTTTCATTAATTTCATTACTATATTCTTGTTCATGTTGCTTCCTAGCAATCCTAGAATCCGTAGCTGTAAATTCACCACTATATGGTACATAAGTTGGGCAAGTAGGAGCAGCAAAAGTTAAATCGGGTCCACCAGAAACTTCAACAATGGCATCTATAGATTGGTAAACATTATTTGCAGCAACTAATTGATTCAAGACTTCGACACGTACAATACCTGTAACTGCATTATACATGAGAGCGTTATCTGTATCAAGCCACTCTGATTCAGGCCGAATTGAAAACATCCATGGTCGTGACGAAACATAGGGTACTGTAAATGATACTTCTGTCGAAGTTCGTAAATCAACAATAATTTTCTGCGTTCTTGAAACATCTGGTTCACCTGTTGAAATTGTACTATTGAAATAAAATGGAATGAAACTAATTCTCAATCTACCTGAATGAAACTGTGTTTTTACAAACTTAAAGGTGTACACAATAGAACCACGCCAATATCCAAAAGAATTAGCAACATAACCCATGTGAGTACACCTAAATCTATCAGTAACTGTGCTTGAATATGGCTTTACTTTAAATGGTGTCACATAATTATCCCACAAAGTAGTACTAGTGACATCTGTAGTAGACCATGTAAATCTATCCCAAAAATTTGGAATCGACAAAACATGGGATAAATCCATTTCATCTGCTGAAGTTCCAGCAAGACCAGATTTGGTTTCCAATTCATTCTGAGCTGATAATGCCAATTTATGTGAAGTGTCTGCACCATCAAAATTAGCCATTCTATTCTGACCTCGTAATTTAGTTTCACATGGTAAACTTTGTGTTGTGGGTTTGGAAAAGCCTAACATTTTGAAAATATTTGAGGCTTGTGCTGAAATCCAAGCGGGTCGAGTAAACATATTTCCGAGGATGGGAATTTTGGACATGGTGTTAAGGCCTTCAGAAACTTTTCCTATACCACTACTAATTGTCCCATGTTCCTTCATCTCTTTAATCTCTGATGCTACTTGGGCGAAAATCTTATCTGGTTGTTTTGCATATGCTTTTGAGCTCCAAAGATTTCTCATGTCACGTTCAGTAAATTTGCCTCCACTTATTTGTTGTCCAATACTGGCAAAATTGGGAGCACTACCAGTAAACACATTTGCACCAGTTGGATATTGTACATCCACATCCTCAAGATGTGCCCATACAGTATATTCAACTGAACCAGTGCCTGTCACCTGGTCTCTTAATTGACTATATACAACAAGATATATAGCACCAAAGGAACCTTGGCCCGTTATAAGATTATAATATACATGTGGTGATACGTATGGTATGCGCATTTCAATTTCTGTACCAACGCTCAGATCAAGATCTGTACGAGGACAACCCGATCTCCCTTGGAGAGTGGCATTGACCAAAGCAACACGATTAGGCATATACTGAGCATAAGGGTAATATTGGAGCATCAATCGTCCTTGTTGGAATGGCTGAGAGTTCACTTGCACCTTTATTACTAAAGTGGCACGCAAACCAACAAAACCACGCAACTTCTCCTGATACATGGAATTTGCAATTAAAACTTCTGGAAAATTTGCTGTGTATAATTGGGTTTCTGTATCATCAGTAGAAGACCATAAGCCAGTAGAAATAATTATTGGTCGAGAAAGAAAGTCTTTGATAGTGTGGATTCGTTCTTCACGAACTGTCATTGACAGATAATCAGTTGAAAGGTTGACGATATCAGGGACAGCAGTAGTCGCGGGGGTAACTCCTTCACTAGAAAAGTG